GGTGAACCGCATCATCCCGGATGTGCGTTTCACCGAGCTGTACAAGGCACTGAAAAATGTGTGCGATGAGCAGGGTATCGCGCTGGAAAGTGCGGAGCAGGCTGCCGCCGCTCCGGCTAACACGCTGAACATTAGCGCAGGCTAAGCGCGGGTTAACCACGCCCCGGGGGTAGTAGCACCGCTACTACCCCCCATCCAAACATTGAATGAAGGATACGCGCCATGTTTGAGGTAGAAAAGAACATCCCCGTACCAGCCGCTAAAACTGGTACCCAGCGCTACCGCGCCAAATACCCGTTCGCTGACATGGGCGTAGGCGACAGCTTCTTCGTCCCCGTCACCTACACCTCGACAGCCAGCGAAATGACCCGCCGGCTGAACAGCGCCATTGGTTGCGCGCACTCCGCTGCGCGTACGTTCAAACGGCGCACCGGACGCGACGACTTCGCAATCACTTGCCGGTCAACTATTGACCCTCACGGTGACACAGGGGTACGAGTATGGCGAATAAGAGAATTAACGAAGCAGGCAGACTGATAGACGAGGAATTTAACTCGCGTGACACCGCGTAGTGGCGCTGTTACTATTATCGACGGGTTTGCCCATCCGCCAAAGCGAACCGGCTTTTTAGTTGACTCACCCTGGCAAATGCGGCCTCTCTCCGCTACCTCAGCCGAGTGACCCCCGGCAGGCGCCAGATAAACGGGGCTACGAGCTGTGAGGCTCGTCGGTGCTAAGCCATCACCGTAAGAATGGTCAGCGCGTGTAGGCAAATGAGGGCCCCTCTCACTCAGCGCGAAACGAGAGGGCACTGAAAAGCAAAGGACCCCTGACCCATGTCAATCAACACCATGCTCGCCTTCTCCGGTGGCAAAGACTCGGTAGCTACGCTGCACATGCTCGAAGGTCAGCTCGATCACATCGACGTTGTATACGTGAACACCGGCCAGGCGTTCAATGAAATCTCCGTCATCGTAGACTACGTACGCCTAGTCTCGCCCAATTTCACGGAGATCACGACAGATGTCAGCACGTCCCACGAACAGTACGGCTGGCCCTGTGACGTACTGCCTGTTGACAGCACACCACTAGGGCAGACTGTCACCAAGGGCAGCAAGCAGAAACTCATCGACTACCTCAGCTGCTGCCTGCACAACATCCAAAAACCGCTGGCTGACTACGCCAAAGAACGTGGCTACACCACCGTCATCCGAGGTGACCGGGCCGATGAGCACCACGGCGCCCCCCTACATAACGGGTATAAAGAGGACGGCGTTACTTACCGGTTCCCCCTCTGGGACTTCTCCGAAGAGCAAGTCAAAACGTACCTCAAAACTCATAACCTGTGGCTACCGCACTTCGACCTGGACCACTCGTCGCTCGACTGTAAGCACTGCACCGCCTACCTCGGCAGCCGGCCAAAGCAGTTGGCTTACATGCGTGAGAATCACCCTGACGCCTACTTCGAAACACTCCGCCGCCTGCAGATCATCGAACAACAGATAACAAATGACCTCATACCACTGAAGGAGCTGCTATGAAAGACTACTCCGTCGACATTGAGACCTTCGGCAATCGGCCCTACTCCGTGATCCTCTCGATCGGCATCGTTGGCTTCGACCGCGACACCGGTGGAATGGACAACGGCTTAGAGCTGAACGTCGACGCCACTGACTGCGTTGCCAAAGGGCTGCGCATGGACGCGTCAACCGTGCTCTGGTGGCTCAAGCAATCTGACCAGGCCCGCGCTGCTATTGCCGGCGGCAGCTCACTCGAATATGCCCTGAAGATGCTCACCAACTACCTCAACGACACGGGGTTCAACAAGCAGTCGTCTATCTGGGGCAATGGTTCGGGTTTCGATGTCAACCTGCTCGAAGACGCCTACGAAGTACAGGGTATCAAGTGCCCGTGGAACTTCTGGCAGGCACGTGATGTTCGCACGATAGTCGACCTCGCCAGCCTTGATAAGAAGGCCTACCGCGATGACAACCACCACACAGCGCTGGCAGACGCCAAAGCGCAAGCGCAGATGGTCATCGACGGGGTGCACAAACTGAGGAACACGTTGTGAACACCAAAGACCTGATCCTCGCCCAGATTGAGGCGATCAAAAACCACAACCTCATACTGACCCGCCGGCTGCGCCGTGCCGATGAATACGCGCACGTAATGGAGCAAGACCGTGCTGATATACACGAGGCACTGGCCAAGAACCGCCGCCTGATGGAAGAACTGGAGAAACACCTGTGAAAGCCGAATACTACTCACACATGGGCACCGACCACATGGTCTGCGACATGGCCCGCGTGTCATTTAACCAGCTGGCGGACGACTTCCCGCCGGAGAAAAACCGAAGCCTCATCAAGTTCCTCGCCACAGGATTCACAGCCAAAGACTGGGAGCAGTTGACCCAGCAAGTGATCGAGTGCCACGACGCTGACGAAGCCTTCGTACTGTTACGGCGTATGCAGAAGCACGCCACCCATTGGGCGCCCTTCGGCCATCCGCAGATCACCATCCGCGAAACCGTGCCAATCTTCGTTGCCCGCCAGCGCTTCAAACACACCATTGGCTTCGTATACAACGAAATATCACGCCGGTATGTAGACAACACACCGGAGTTCTTCACCCCGGACGCATGGCGCGCTCGTCCCGAAAATGGGATCAAACAAGGTAGCGGCACTGACGTTGTGACCGAGCTTGAATATGACATCAGCAAAGTCGACGGTACCAAGATGACGCTGCCCATTGACAGCGCCCATGAGCACCTGACAAAAACGGCAGAAGACACCTACAACCGAATGATCGAAGCGCGTGTTGCCCCTGAGCTGGCCCGCATGGAACTACCCCAAAGTATGCTAACCAGCTACTACGTCACCGGGTCACTCGCAGCCTGGGCACGCGCCTACAACCAGCGGATCGACCCACACGCACAGGTAGAGATTCAACAGTTAGCGCAGCAGTGGGGTGACATCATCCGCGCGCTCTTTCCAATCAGCTGGGAGGCCCTGACATCATGACATTCGAATCCATGTACCATGGCGAAGTTGAAAAAGTTCGCCGCTTAACCAATGAGCTGAACAAACTGACCTTCGAGCACTTATCGCTTATCGAAGAAAACATGCGACTTATCGCACGCATCGAGCAGTTGGAGCAGAACGATGATCGAACCAAAACTGTCAATTGACGATTTGAAATTAGTAGCAGAGCTACTTAAAGAAGGTGTGCACATCGAAGAAGTCGCAGACAAATTCGATGTAACCACCGGGTCGCTCTACAGCTCCTTGAGGAAGAACAACCTGTCCGTACGCAATGTCACCAAGACACTCGACGGCATGAGCAAAATGACAATCAGCGAACTGCGTGTGATCGGACTAGAGGACATCCCGACGGAGCCCACAGTGATAATGGTCAAGCGGAAACCAACCCACGTCCTGATGACGCTAGACATGTACAGGGAGTTAGCCCGTGGCACATGAGCACAACGCCCTATATCCGCTGCTGGTGGACCTGCGGCTCGCGCTGCTGTTCCACCCGCTGGAAAACCCCAACAAAATTCTCAAATGCGCGGCCAGCCAGATGCTGGTGTATCGGATGCACCCTGCCCCCGTGTGCAAGCCGATCTACCAGACCATCCTTGGCATGAAAGCCCCGTGGCTCGCGTTCCGAAAAGCATTTCAAGAGGCAGGATTGCTTTGAACATACTTGGTAAAGACTACACGCTTGTCACCCTCGATTTTGAAACCTACTTCGGTACAGGCTACAGCCTGGGCCTGCAGGCAATGAATACGTTTAAATACGTGGCGGACGAGCAGTTCCTTATTCACGGCGTCGGAGTAAAAGTTGATGCAGAACCTACGCAATATTTTGATTTTCATTCTGACGACGACGCGTGCCGTTTCAATCGGTTTGTTGATGGGCTACGCAGTCAACGCGTGGCTCTGGCCTGCCACAACACCGGGTTCGACGGGTTCATCCTCCACTACCACTACGACTACCATCCGGATTTGTACCTCGACACCCTCTCAATGTCACGAGGTATGTTCGTGGGACAACCTGCCGGCCTTAAAGACCTTGCCATCCGACTATGGCCCAACGACCCCACTAAGCGAAAAGGCGAAGAGCTCGAAACAACCCGAAATCTGCGAGAACTACCTAAAAGCATCCGAAGCGCCCTACGGGGCTACTGTATTCAGGATGTAGACCTGACCTACGAAGCAGCGCAAATCATGGTCCCCGCCTATCCCGATGACGAGCTGAGACTGATCGACTGGACGATACGCGCCCAGTGTGATCCCGTATTCGAAGTCGACCTCGATCTGATCAACGACGAGATCGAATACCAGGTCGCTACCCGCACCGCAGCAATCGAGCAGGCCCGAAAGGCGTTCGGCATGACCGAGGGCCGACTGAAGTCCGACAAACAGTTTAAAGAGTTCCTTGAGGCACGAGGGATCGAAATCCCGCTGAAACGAAATGCAAAAGATACCGACAATATCCCGGCATTGGGCCAGAAAGACTGGGGTTACCAGAAAATGGTGGCACGACACCCTGAGCTATCTGCTGTCTGGGAAGCCCGAAAACTGGCAAAGAGCAATATTCAAGAGTCCCGTGCCCGGTGGTTCAAAGCAGTGGCTGAATGGAACCACGGCAAAATGCCTATCGCACTTAACTACTACGGCGCGGACACAGGGCGATGGTCAGGTGGAGAAAAGCTGAACCAGCAGAACCTGCCGAGGAACAACAATGGTGATGTTATTACTGATCCTAACTCTGGTCGTCTGCGCCGAAGCCTCCTTGCTCCTGCTGGCAGCGTGGTTGTGGTTAGGGACCTGAGTAATATTGAAGGTCGGATGCTCGCATGGGAGGCCAACGAGACGTACCTGCTCGATCTATTCCGTAACGATGGCTGTCCCTACCTGGCCATGGCCGAGGCAATCTACAACGCTCCGCGCGGGTCGATGAACAAAAAAGACCACGCCACGCAACGACAAACTGGAAAAGCGGCAACGCTCGGATTGGGCTACAACATGGGTGCAAATAAGTTCTGGGTAACCGTCAACACCGGTGCCACGGGCATCAAAATGGACATGCCCTTCGAAGAAGCCCAGCGCATCGTGAACATCTACCGCGGCACCAACACGAACATCGTTCGGTACTGGCGAGACTGCGACGCGGCGATCACCACGATGGCCTCCCTCAACCCCGGCGAAACCCGTGACTTTGGCCCCCTGACCCTGACCTGTGGCATGGCCATATTGCCGAACGGCATGGCGTTGCAGTATCCCGGCCTTCATGGGGAGCCTAACGCCTTCGGCGGGTATGACTTCACCTTTGGCAATAACAAAAAGCTATATGGCGGGCTGCTCTGCGAAAATATTACGCAGGCCCTGGCTCGTGTGTTAATAGGTCAGCAAATGTTGGAAATTAACCGGGAGCTAAGAACCAATTACGGCAAAAACGCCACCATGGCGCTGATGGTTCATGACGAAGTGGTCGTTGTGGCCAGAGAACAAGACGCAGACGAAGTCTATGCCATGATGGGCGAAGTGATGTCTAAACCACCTGCTTGGGCACCGACCCTGCCGCTAAAATCAGAAGGAGGCTACGCCCGTGAGTATAGTAAATGACATCCTTGACCACCTGGCGTACGACCCAGATACAGGGAAACTCTACGAAAAATATGATTGGCGCGACAGGCCTGCGGGTAGCGAAGTAGGGTGTGTAAGCTGCGGAGGCCGCTATCGAAGTGTACTTGAGAAAAAAGAGGGCGAATTGATGAAAACCATAACCATCCAGCACCCCACCCACGAAGTTCCGATGACCATGACCGTGACCCACTACTGGCACCAGGAACCTGATGCTACAAGCTGGGCCAGTGACATGGACTACTACGGCTTTACCGAGATCGAATATGAGGTTGAGCCGGTGGACGGCATACCTGAGGAGGAGCTGTACTCTGAGGCTGTCACGGAGGCCGTCCTAGCAGCGTATGAGGCTAACGGGTGTGCTGAGTAGGGTTAGATCAAAATTCAAATGGCGTGACCTCGGTGACGGGAAACCAGTCAAAGTGCAGGTATGCCAGATGTGCGGGGTCGCCCCAAGCAACGTAGACGACTGCGGCGAATTTGGTAACCCGGAGTGTCCGTACTTCGGAATTGGGCGCGAAGAATACGAACGCCGTTACACTGACAAAAAATAGCAGCAATGCTACTATTGACCCTTTACGAGGAGCAATTGAATGACCAATTTTGACAAAGTAGCCCAGTTCAATGACCTGATTGGCAACCTGAAAGGCGACCCACTCAACCCGGACTGGGATGCCCTGGAACGGCAGGCAAACCTCATCCTTGAAGAAGTACATGAAATACTGGATGCCATCGCCACCCGCGACATGAAAGAGCTGCGAGACGGTATAGGCGACACTCTGGTGACCGCTTACGGCCTCGCCCACCGCGCGGGAGTCGATGCCAACAAAGACTTTGATACGGTACACGTATCCAATATGAGCAAGTTCTGTAAAGACCGCGATGAGGCCCTTCAAACCGCGGCACACTACGAGAAACTAGGCGTACAAATCAGTTACCGTAACGTAGAAGGTAACATGATCGCCGTCATCTCGGCATGCGACCAAACCGACATCAATGGCAAGTTCTACCCGGAGGGTAAGCTGATGAAATCTGTCCAGTATCACCTGCCGGAGCTTGATCATGTCATCTGACCCACTCGACCGAGCCTCAGAAATGGAAGAGCTGCAGCGCCAAATAGCACTGACCAACCGTAAACAGGAAGCGCCAAAGATCGGCGGCACCTGTTTATTCTGCGAAGAAAAAATAGCCCCCGGGCGGCGCTGGTGTGACCGCGAATGCCGTGACCTATGGGAAATGGAAAATGTCCAACCGTAAACGCCTAGACATCCTCATGGACCTGCACTGGAACACCGACCTGCCCCCCGTCGATATTCCTGTGCTGGTCGCCATGGAAGATGGAACTGTCTGGAAAATCAAGCGCGACCACTGGCTCAAGTCACGCAAAGACGATCCGAACTACACCTGCATTACGACAGGCCACCGCCTACCAATTAACGAAGTTCTTGGATGGAGATACCCGTGAACGACCTGACACTCGACGAGCTGCAAATGCTCCACTACGCACTTGTAAACCAGCGGTTTACAACTGACGAACGCACTGAAATGCAGCTAAGCCTTACCGCTGTACTGGAAGAGCGCATCGCGCACCTAGAAGAACTGTCCGCCTTTGCAGGTGAATGTGAAGGGGGCGCCTGCAAGCTCTAGGAAAAAGTGGTAGCAGCGCTACTACTGGCACTGCTACAATCACGGACTTTCAAAGGAGGCATCATGGTTGCTCATTTAACACTTCTGTCAGCAGCCGGCTCACAGCGCCTCGCAAAAGAATTCACCCCGGACGGGGCGACACCCTACCCGCTCGTTAAAAACGTCAACTCCTTCTGCTTCGAGACACCCCTTACACACGAAGGACATCAGCAACGCCTTGAGCTGCTGCAGGAACACGCCCGTTTTGGCTACTGCATGCTCAAAGGCCCTCTGACGCGGGAACTGCGAAACGAATCACGTGCCGGCCTGACCCAGCGCAACGCGCTGACCCGTAACATCATCCTGGATATCGACGGCTACCCACTCGATGAACCCCTAGCCACACCCTGCACCGCAGAGCAAGTAGAGGCATTAGCTGAGCACATCGTCAGCCTGCTGCCAAGCGAGCTGCACGATGTCAGCTACATTGCTCATGCGTCCAGTTCTTTCGGACTGAAAGAAGATCGAGCCTCGATCCACATCGAGTTCCTGCTATCTGAAGAGATCGCACCGCAGCAGCTGAAAATCTGGCTGCAGTATCTCAACCTAAGTATCGAATCGTTCGCCGATAAGCTCAGGCTGACGCCATCAGGCCACGCCATCAGTTGGATCATAGACCCATCTGTAGCGGACAACAGCAAGCTGATCTACATCGCGACACCGATGTTCAACGGTGTAGACAACCCGTTCGAAGACGACAACGAGCGTTGGGTACTGGTACAGAAAGCCAACCTTTCCGTTGACCTCACCGATATGGTCGGATCGTTGACACGAGCTGAAGTCGTGGCCCTGTCGCAAAAGAAACTCAGCAGTCTGCGCAAAGCCATCGGCCTGTCAGCGCGTGCCCACAAGACGCGCGCTGTCACCACCAACGGGGTAACAACCAACGTCATTGCCAACCCTGACGAGATGACCGTTCAGCTCTACCGGGTAACGGACGACTACGCCATTTTCAACGTCAACGGCGGCGACTCAAACGCCTACTGGTGTCGGTTCGACAACCCTGACATCATCATGAACTTCAAGGGCGAGCCACCGTTCCAGTTCAGCAAGGCAGACCCCGAAGCCTACGCCGCGTTCATCGAAGAGTTTGGCGAGCAGATCATCGCATCCAACCCGATCGAACCGTTCGTGTTCCGCGACCAGCGCTCCGATACATTCTATCTCGGACGCTACGATAGGGCCGAGAAACAGTTCATCCGAGATGGTGGCAACGCGGTAGCGCTGAACCCAATCTCAAAACAGAACATCGAAGGTGCCCTCGCGGAAGAAGGCCAGATTGTGCCAGACACCATCCCGTCCTACGCACTCATCTTCAACCCACAGATGGATGACGTAATCGACGACAGTGCTCGCATTGTCAACCGGTTCAGCTGCCCCGAGCTAATGCGTACTCCAGCAAAGATCGACAGCGCCTACCAGGGTATCGAATACGACTTCAACCGTGCTGGTGACAATAAGATAGGCGCCTACATCAACGCACTAACGCCCAACATCCACCGGTTGATCTTCCATATCCTCGGTAACGACACCGTCTGTTACGAGCACTTCATCAACTGGTTGGCGTTCGCTTACCAGCGCCGTGAAGTCTCCAACACCGCGTGGGTGTTCTCCGGCCTGCCCGGTACCGGTAAAGGTCTCTTCTTCGAGCATGTGATCGAGCGCATCTGGTCAAAAGACTATGCGTCGATGAAAACCATGGATAACATCGAGGACGCCTTCAACGGCTCACTCGAAAGTCAGCTCATGGTGGCCTTCGACGAAGTTCACATGACCAGTAGCAAGAGCCCTGAGCGCCTGATGGATGACATCAAGCACATGATCGGTTCAAGCACCGGTACGGTACGTGCCATGCGCACTGAGCAACGCGCGGCCACGTTCTACTACAACTTCATGCTGTTCAGTAACCACCGTGACGCGATTCGTGTGGAACAGGGCGATCGCCGTTTTAACGTCGCGCCTTATCAGGAAGTGCCGATCCGGAAACTGATCCCGGACATGGACGGGTTTGTGAAGAACATCCAGGACGAAGTCCCAATGTTCGCCGCTTTCCTGATGCACTTTGCCACCAACATTCCGGCGGCGCGCATCTGTCTGGAAAACGCAGCCAAAGCCAAGATGCGCTTCAGCGGCATGAACAGCACCGAGTTGTTCTTCGACGCCTGCAAGACCGGCAAGCTGGACTACTTCATCGAGACCGTACTGCTGCACAAGCCAGATGTGCAGGACTACACCGAAGTACAGCGGCACATGGCCGCCAAGATCGTCATCAAAACATGGATCGAAGACTGCCGGAACAAGGTCAAGAGCACCTTGCCCACTGACGATCTGCGCATCGTCTACCTTGCGCTCTATCCGCACCAAACCATGACGCCTAACAAGTTCGGTTCAATGCTAAGCAAGAATGGCATGTCAGTGAACCGACGCGTAATCCCTAACCGCGGCAAGCTGCGTGCGATAGAGGTCGAATGGTTCATAGAAGACTTCGACGACGAAGGCTCACGCCAAGTAATCGACGGCGAACTCGCCGTTGCCAGCGCTGCTATCCACTGAAGGAGCACAATATGACTGATCGCCCAATGTTCAACCCGAAGGCCGTAAACACGGCGCCGCTGAACCCACAACAAAAGCCGGTCGAACACGACCGGCCTCTTTTTGACCCTGCCGCTGCCGTACAGAAGATCGAAGAGGCCAAAGCCGAAGAACAATCGCTCTGGACACGGCCACTCGGCCCGCTCAAGACGTGGTCGTTCTCCGGCCTGATGACCTTCGAAGGCTGCCCATACCGCAGCTACCTGACAAAGGTCGAGGGTGCCCGTGAACCCAGTGGCCTCGCCGCTGATCGTGGTAGCAAACTACATGAAGCCATCGAAAACTACATCCAGGGCATTGAAACCGATCTGAGCAAAGATGTACTCAAACACCGTGAACTCATCACTGACCTGCGTGAGCACTACGCACAGGGTGACGTGGAAGTGGAAGGCGATTGGGGCTTCACCCGTGACTGGATGCCTACCGGCTGGGGGGCAGATGACGTTTGGGCGCGCCTAAAGCTAGATGCCATTCACTTCGAGAGCGAAACCAGCGCCGCCGTCTACGACTGGAAATCAGGCAAGAAGTTCGGCAACGAGATCAAACACGCCACCCAGCTCATGACCTACGCCATCGGCGCGTTCATGAAGTTCCCTAAGCTGGAATTTGTGTACGGCGCCATGAAGTACATCGACAAGGGCGAAACGCTTGAAGGTAAATACACCCGAGCTGATGTCGCTCTCTTCAAGCCAAAAATCGAAAAACGCGCTCTCATCATGACCACGGCCACTGACTTTCCACCGCGACCCAGTAAACACAACTGCAAATGGTGCAAGCTCAAAGAGCCGCTGGAAGGTGAAGAAACCGCACGCTGCCAATGGGGAGTAATCGAATGACCACCTACACGCAGCACTGGAGCAAATGAAAGACCCCGAAGCTGAGGAATTTTTCTTCAGCATCTTCCGCCAAGTCGAAGAAGGCTGCGCCAACTTCAACCGCAAGTCCGACGCACTTCGCGTGCTCGATGAACTCAACAAAGGACAAACGCCATGATCTTCAACATAGCAGCGGGTGACCCGCTGGAAAAAATCAAACCCACCCCGCAAGTTGCCCCGACAGGGCCGTCCTATACCGAACACATTGACGACGCAGAGCACGAAGAGCACGAAGAGCACGAAGAGCGCGAGTACCGGGTACGCGTCACCCGCTACGTCACAATACTGGAAGAGAGCTACGCGTACATACACGCTCGCTCCGCAGATGAGGCCGAGGAACGCGTTAATGATGATATTTACCACTACTGCGATGAGTGGGAATTCTGCGACATACTCAATAGCTACAATGAAGAAGTAAATGAAGTGGAGGAAGTATGACCACCCATATACCACCCATGTACGCTCACCAGCAGTACACCGCTAACTTCGTGGCCAACAATCCGCGTGTGTTCATCACCTCAGATACGGGAACGGGGAAGACCCGAGCTGTGCTGGAGGGCTACCGCCAACTGAAACAACGTGGTGCCGGGCGGATGCTCGTCCTCGGCCCCCTGTCCATCCTTAAACCAGCATGGGGCGATGACATCAGCCGCTGGACGCCTGACCTGAGCTGGGGGATCAGTACCTCCGGCTCAGACAAAAAGCGCCTCGAAGCGTTTCGCTCAGGCTGTGATGTAGTGATTACGAACCACGATGCCGTCAAATGGCTAATAAAAAATACCAAGCTGCTCGCGGACTTCGATGTGGTTGCCATCGACGAATCGACTGCGTTCAAGCACCGCACATCTGCCCGTTCGAAAGCCGTACGTGATCTGGTAAAACAGTTCGACTACCGCATCCTGATGACGGGTACCCCAAACAGTAACGGGGTGCTGGACGTCTGGCACCAGGCCTACCTACTGGACGACGGACAGCGTCTAGGCCGCATGTTCTCTGGCTTCCGCTCTCAAGTCTGCCACCCAGTGCAGGTCGGGCCTTCCGCCCAGATGGTGAAGTGGGTAGATAAAGAAGGCGCCGAAGACATCGTGGCTGAACGCCTGCGCGACATCACCGTGCGGTTCAAGTTCGAAGATTGCATCGATGTGCCGGAGAACACACAGCATACGATGTACGTCGACCTGCCAGCCCAGCTCATGGCACAGTACCGGCAGCTGGAAGAAGAAGCCGTGCTACTCATGCAGGAAGCCAAGATCAACGCAGTACACGCAGGCAGCAAAGCCCAGAAACTGCTGCAACTCTGCTCCGGCGCCGTTTATGACGAAGACCACGTGGCCCGGGTGTTCAATACTTCCCGATACGAACTCGTCATGCAGCTCGTAATGGAGCGCGATCATTCAGTCGTTGCCTTTAACTGGACGCACCAACGGGACGAACTGGTTCGCCTCGCAGAAAAAGAAGGGATCAGCTTCGGTGTCATCGACGGATCAACACCTGTCAATGACAGGACCCGTGTCGTTGACGCGTTCCAGCGCGGCGAGCTGCAAGTGATCTTCGCCCATCCACAATCTGCTGGTCACGGCCTGACCCTCACCCGTGGACGGGCAACAATCTGGGCCAGCCCAACCTACAACGCTGAGTGGTTTCAGCAGTTCAACGCGCGCATCTATCGTGCAGGCCAGACCCGCCGCACCGAGACCATCATGATCGCTGCCAATGGCACAAAAGAGCCCGAAGTGTACGAAATCCTGATGGGTAAGCGAGAGCGTATGTTCAACCTGCTTGGCGTATTTGCCAACACCACAGGAGAAGTCGCATGAATAATCAACCCGCAGAGCCTTTTGACTATGTGCTACTAAGCGCAGCAGCCAAAGCCTTCAACACCGGCAACCCGCTGCTTTTAACAGATGCCCTCGTCTTCGCTGCAGGCCTCCTGTTCGAAGTCGAGTTCCGCGAAAACCTGCTCTCTGACGAGTGCAAAGCGTTCATTGACGTCGTTAATAAACACGTCGAAATCACACCCTACGATGAAACAACCACTGTCCACTAATAGGTGACCAAAATGACCGACATCCAAGAGTCCATTGACATGAATACCGCAACCCAAATCGACATCGCTGACGTTCTGCCCGATCCAATCGACGCCGTGAAAGATGCCATGAAAGAATTGGCCAAGGGCTACGCAGTAATTAGCAAGGCCGAAAAAGCAACCCGCGAACTACGTTCAGAGATCGCCGAAATCCGCGCAGCTATTGCTGAGGCAGCCACCGAAGCAGACGACGACCGCCTGCAAGAACTGACAAAAGCTCTGCGCTCAGCCAACAATCGCCTCGATAAATCCATCGAGAAACACACTGACACCGAGTGCAGCCTCGACGACCTGAAGATGGCTGTGCTCTCCGCCATGGAGGAACTGTAATGACTGACCTGTCACTCGGCCAACTGGCCCAACTCGCGCACGATGTGCGGGAAGAAAAACGCGAACTCGACCGTCAGAGCAAGGAGTGCGGCGCGCGGCTCGATGAACTGAAAAGCCTGATCTACGCCAAGCTCGATGAGCAAGGTGTTGACCGCACCTCAGTCAACGGCATCACCCTCTCCAAGTCCGATACACAAGTGCCGAATGTCACCGACTGGGACGCACTCAACCAGTTCATCCTGGAACAGGGCATGTTGGTACTGCTCCAGCGCCGCGTGTCGAGTGCCGCTTGGAAAGAACTCCTTGAGCTGGGTACCGAAGTACCTGGCATCGAAAGTTTCACGAAGCGCGACGTGAATATTCGCGTTTCGTGACTGCAAAAGTAGTAGCACCGCTGCTATAATCATCCCCTAAACAACGCCGCAAGGCTGAAAGGTAGATACGACAATGACCAAATCAATCGCAACATTCATCCAAGGCAACACCCTTCCCGCTCACCTGCAGACCGGCACTGGTCTGGGTAACGAGAACGTGGATGCCAACAGTCTGACCATTCCGAAACTCGAAATCATCCAGTCACTGTCCCCGCAGAAACAGAAAAACAGCCCGAAGTACATCGAAGGTGCTGAAGAAGGAAAAATCTTCGACTCCCTGTCCGGCGAGTTGTACGACAACGTCTTCCTCATCAACCTGATGTACGAAACCAGCTGGGCAGTGTTCAAGCAGCGCAAGTTCGGCGGCGGGTTCGAAGGCTTCTTCGACACAGAAGCCGACGCGCTCAAGCACCTGGAAGACCAGCAGCTTGACCCGAAGCAGTACGACGTGGTCGAGACAGGTATCCACAAGTGCCTGATGCTGGACGAAAACGGTAACCCTAAGCAGCCTGTACTGATCTACATGACTGGCAGCAAGCAGCGTATCTCCAAGCAGTGGAACACCGCCATTCAGCTTGAAGGTAAAGGAGCCGACCGTTTCGCCACAGTATGGACTCTGAGCACTGTTGAAGAAACCAACAAGCAGGGCCAGCCGTACTACAACTTCCGCGTAACCTTTGCCGGTTTCGCTAGCCAAGAGCTGTACGACGAAGCCAAGAAGAACTACTACTCCCTGAAGGGCGAGATGGCCCCTAGCGAGCAGTAAGGAGCAAGGGCCATCGAAAGATGGCCCTTTTCTTTTGCCAATGAATGAACACTCTTTTATCCGGTCAATCCACCGAAAGCTCCCAAAGAGCGTCTTCGTATGGAAGATTTGCGATCAATACGCCGGCGGTGTGCCGGATACCTATTATAGTGGTATTGCTGCTGACCTATGGGTTGAGTATAAATACGTCCGGTTGCCCAAACGCGACACTTCAAAAGTCGACTTCGGTATCTCCGAGTTGCAGAAGCTGTGGCTAATTGAGCGAAAACGAGAAGGGCGGAACACATGCCTCGTGGTAGGCGCCGAAGAGGGTTGTCTGGTAATATTTGACAGCACTATAATTGCAGCGGGCTGTTGTAGTAGACTATATTTTATAAGCAACGCTGTCAGCAAGGATAGCGTAGTCACCACAATTGTCAAAACAACCGTAGGTCCCCTAGCAAAACCTGAAAAATGACGGTTTTACTTGTAAGTAATAGCAAATGGAGCAACAATGACCCCATCTGACGTCCTGCGAGCAAGCGCCCAACACCTAGAAGACCGAGCAGCCGCCTATGACTCCCCGAGTGGTGAGCGGTCTATCCCTACTGTTGTAGCAGCATTCAATACTATTACAGGGCACACCCTTAATGCAGAAGAAGGCTGGCTATTCTTAGTACTGCTCAAAGCCGTACGCAGCCAGCAAGGTAACTACAAACAAGACAACTACGAGGACGGCGCAGCCTACTTCGCCCTGATGGCAGAGGCTGGGCACAAAAGCCGTGCGGTCAGCAAGCCACCATCCACCTAGCCATGTTTGGCTAGGTGCGTCTCCATAATAAGCGCTTCGACGTGCGCGTCCACAGCTTCTGCGAAGTCCAGAAACTCTTCAACCCCAAATGTGTACTCACTGTTGTCCGCTGTGATCCACACAGGCCCATCGACAGGTTCGTCCAGCAATCGGCACTTAACGATCTTCAATGCTCGACTGGCGATCAGCTGTTGGCTTCGCTCATCTGTCTGGAACCTGTGCCCGTTCCATTCAAGACCCGCCTTGAGTCGCGCGTCACGTACTGCATTAAAGCGTTGCTTCTTGTCGGGAGACTTATGGCTGATAATCATATTGAAAAACCTTTTCGAGATATTGCGGGCCAGCATCGACGTGAATTTCGTACGTGCCAGGCGCGTCAAAAACAAACTCAGGTTGCTCATGGCAACGGTACTCCTGATCTTCAATCCAAACAGTGCAAGGGAGTGGAAGAGCGTCCAGCGAGAAATCCTTTCGGGGTGCCAACTGCTGACCATCCCAAAACTCGCTATCCACGTCCGGTACCCGGTCAACATCTACAATCGACGCGACGGGTGGCTGTAAATAGTTATCAAGTAGTGCCGGGTCGACGTTCTGCAGGTAACCAATAATCTCACCTTCGCGGCCAACCAAACATTTCATCGTTTCAGCCCTATAACAGTAAGTGAACGCTCCGAGAAAAAAGCCCCATCGAGATATGGATCAACCGCCCATACTGAGTATTCGTGGGTAATGCTGCCAGGGTATTCATCAATCCACACCATTGAAAAAGTAACCCACGGAGCCACGTTTGCAGCCGTTCTAAGGCGCTTCTGTTGCACAATCGTGCTGCCCCGCCTAAGCTGAAGCGTGATACCAGCGGTGTCGCCACCATCCTCACCACTGGCGAGGTATTCACGGACTGCCAACCTCATCCAGCCCGTGAAATTTACGAACGCCCGTCCGCCAGAGCTGTTAACATATACCGACGCCAGCTTATAACTACTGCCAACCTCCGTATGATATGGATCGCGAAAAAAAATCCTGCTGCCTGAATGGACGACAACCCCGTTAGAGTAATATGCACCACTCGGCACCGTAATCGCCTGCCCTGCAACTTGCAGCGTATCAACGGCAGCATGCTTTATATGTGCCGTGTCGATTGCCGCGTTACGGATTCTAGCCTCGTCAATATACACCCGGCCATTTTCAACGATAAATGGCTTAACTTTCCCCCAACTATTCGGCGGAGCAATCCAGAACCGATCAGCAGACACAGCAAAGTCAGACGTCTTACCGTCGTTATACGTACCAAAACCCGACACGTAGCCATTGACGTCAGTTGTGAGGACGTACGAAGCACGAAGGCCTGTCACGTTATCCATAGTGACATCAATATCCTGCTGGACAGACGCGATCTGCCCGTTCAGTGTAGCTTGAACAGTGGTGATCTGCCTTGCCAGCGCCTGGTCAGCTGTAGCACGTGCGGTCTGCTCAGTTTGAATAGCCGCCGAGGTATGCCCGATCCGGTTGTCACCAGTCTCGATCCACTGGCTACCGTTGAAGTAAAAATAGCGGTTGTCACTTGACCGTATCCACACATCACCAGTATTTGCAGAGCCAGGCTGTGATGGCTGCCGGTAGACCTTATTCTTCGAGTCTGCGACCGCGGCCACCAACGTAACCTGACTAGCCATCGCCTCGTACTGCGAAGTGAGGCTAGTGATGTCGTTCTGGACAAACGACAACCTGCCATCAAACTGAGTCGCCACAGTCGTGATCCGTGACGCCACGTTTTCAAACTCGCCTTCAGTCTGCTCAACCACCGTTTCAACGCGAGTTTTCGTATCGCCAAGGAACGATCGCAAATCGTCGATGCCAAAACTGAGTAGATCAATACGCCGACCCAGCCGCGCAAACAACCACGAGTTCTCAATCTCATTTGAAATGCGCTCGATTGTCTCACCTACAGTCCCTTCAGTATCAGGCTCAAACGGCAGCGGGTTGTCCCCCGACTTAACCCCTGCCTTACGCTTGATCATGCCCGCTTCCTGCAGGTCGCGGAATGTAACCGCCTGATCCATAGGGTCACCACGGCGACCCAGCCGAATCTCAAGGGCCTCTTTAATTGAGCCAATGACACGTCGGAGGTGAGGGTCTTGAACCGTAGACGGCTCCGGTAACGCGGGGACCTTGGTCTTAGGCATCAGCCACCTCCGACACTGACTGACCGACAGCTACGCTTAAAACAGCGTGGCTGCTACTAATCTCGAACTGTAGCGTATGCGCGCGCCCAGGCTCAAGCCGAATAGGTTCATCGCTCTGCACTGTATACACCCGGGACGATCTACCGTCTTTGGTGATTGTCACATCCACTGGGTAGCCATTCGCGTGCACCTGCATAGCGCTAAAAACCGCAGGGTGCGGGACTTGAAACACCTTTGAGCGCCAAACAAAACTGCCGCCATCCGCAGCGCCAAACGCAACATACTCGCCACCCGGGCGAACAGCATAGAGCTGATCGTCCATGGCTGAGTAATGCAAGGCTGTGAACTCACCGTCCAGTTCAGTGAAATCACCCGTACTGAGGTCAAACGAGAACGCACCGCTGTCATACGCGGCAATGTACCGACCTTTAAAAAAAGCCGCCTGGATAGTTTCCGGTTTGAATCGTTGCCACTGCTCACGCGTAAAGATGCTGTCAGTCAGCAGTCGCGTCTCACCACGCTCAAGACCAACCAGACCGTCAAAACTGGCGTACACCGCAAACTCACCAGCGTCTACAATAGACTCTTTGCTCGCGCACGCACGAACCTCGTCGATTTCCTGCAGGACAATCGCCTGCGGGTCGAGGCCCAACGCAATGACCGGACGCCCTGTTGTGACAACAAGCACGCCCGTAGTAGTAGGCACAAGCCCAACAATCTCATCTTTGACAGGATACGTGTATGGGTACGCATGGCTAAGGTACGGGACTGAATACACCAGCGTGTTACCGCTGAAACCAACCATGGCGCCTGAGGGCAACGCGTTGATGCCAAGCATCTGCCCCGTGTTATACCGACTAAGGTCATCGTCCGGGGGGCCAATCCAGTTAAGTGAGGGCAGAACCTCAGCCAGCTCGTCATTCGGCTTAGTATCCGTGTACGCAGACGACGCGATAGACTGTTCCGCTAGGAACTGAAATGCCGTATCAGCGGAGCCTGAATTCGACCGGTAAATGCGCACCTTTGGCAGCATGCCCTTCGGCCCTGTAAGAGTCGGCTCAAACAATGCGTACTTGGCAGAGTCCTGCGCGTACGGGTGGCTAGGGAACGAGAGGCTGGTAGATTGCCTGTCGACAACTACCACAGGATCAGAGATAACGGGCGGCCCCTCTTGGCCCCACGCGTTGACATACGTGATAGCGTAATAGCGAGTCTCGTACATGATCTGCGCAGTGCCCGGATGGTTAAGCAGCCGTTGCTCAATAACATCTTCGCCTGTCTCGGCATCAGTGCCCACAACTACCGGCTCAAGTGAGGGCTCCCAATCCACCGGTACAAACCCTTCAACAATATCTGGGTACTCGGAAATCTTGTAGCCAGGAGGGGGTGGCACCTCACCGTCAACTACAACCCCAACAGACGACGGAGCGGGGACACCGACCCGATAGCTAACATTCGGCAAGCGGCCAGAGCCACCGACCACATGCGGAATTCGGCTCTGCATGGGAGCGGTAGTACCGGTAAACAAAAACCATAACGAGTCGTCGTAAGGTGTGGGAACGCGCGCAACATCAACACCGCGCTCCGGCCAGCTTAACCATTCGCCCTCGCGCCACTGATAAAATGACCCTGTGTAACCGGGAAACTGACCCTTTACCAAATGGCCTTTTGCGGGTGCCACTGCACCAGACTCAAACTCACAATTGCGGCAGTAGGTCGCGTACTCCTCCTTGAGGATACGCGGGTCAACCTTCTCACTGAGTCCTTTAAACTGAGCTATCTGTAGCAGCATGTAATCGCTCCAAGCCATATTTCGGCCAGTGTTCAACCGGTAGCATAAGTGGGACTTTGCTCCGCTTGTAATGCTGCCACCCGCCAACCCGTAAACCCGCATACAACATCGCCCGTTTTGCTGGGCGTGTACCGCAGAACTCCAGGGCCTCACGGTATAGCTCATCCGCGCGTTTACGTGAAACCACGCCTACGCGATAGAGGTAGTCATGGAGGACCGCCGCGTAACGCGTCTCGTCGTTGACCCCGTAAATAGCGCGAACAAAGAACGGGTAGCTTGAAAAATCAGTAATGAAGCCTGCGTGCACATCAAACCGCTCGCCTGAACGACTAACATACGCCAAAGGGCGCAAAAGGATAAACTCCCCACGCCCCTCATCATACGCGTCAAACGCTGTCCTATTTAGAAAGCCGGGCATCGTCATCACACTCAATCTCGATCCGGTTCGGTGACACTGCCAACGCCATGGCCTCGCGGTTCGCAGCCCGCGCCTCCCGAGGGAGGTCACAGTAGCCCGCAACGGCTGAGCCAACGTATTGAGCTGTAGTGCAGCCCGGCAAAACAGACGCAACGGCAATCGCGATCAGACTTTTTTTCATCCAATACCCCCTATCTTCATGATCAAGCTCGCCAACCCGTAAAAAACTGCTGCTGCACCACCGATGGCGGTACCGACCTTTGCCACAGTGCCCCATGACGCTTGGCGCACTGTCTGGTTAGTCATTGACAGTGTTTCAACCGAACGAAGCCGAACCTCGTGGTCGTCAATCTGTTTTCCAATCCGGCGCATGGCGTCGTCATGGCGCTCGTGCCGCTCCTCCATTCGCGTGGCAGCCAGCGCCTGCTGCGTCATGGCGTCAGCCAGCTTAGTCATCGCCCCCTCGATGCGCTGAAACTGCTCACGGGTCTCCTTGCGGTGTTGCTCCAATATCTCGATCACTTGCGCCCCGGCTGTCATCAGTAGCTCCAGACCCCTGGGCGTGGATACTCAGGTGATTCTAAATCGTCGAGGTGTATAAAACGGCTGCCGCCTTTCTGGTTAACGCCGATCCCTGTGAATCCGAAACGTGCTGCGTTGGCCAAAACCTCATACGCCTGCTCGCCACGGACCACAATGTCAACAGCACGACCTGTGGTATGCGGGCCTACCGAGCCGGTAGATGACACGGCGCTATTGTGCTCGGGGCAACGAAACGCGGACGAGAGAACAAAGGGAAAATTAAGATACGCCCGAAGCGCGACCAGCTTCGACATAAAGTCAGGGTGCATATCGGCCCTGTGACACTCGCCACACTTACAACGCAGCTCGCTTTCTGAAAAGTACCGGTAGTCCATGGACAAAGGCCCCACTAAGATAGTAGCATTGCTGCTATTCTAGCAGAGCCTGAGCGGGGGTTAAAGCTGCTCGTTAATCTTTGCCACGTACTCATCCCGCACCAATTCATTGATCCGGCTCTGCCGCTGGATCATGTTCTGCAGCACGGCATCCATATCCTCAAAGCTCCCACGCAGTACCGCCTGCCCTGAATCAATCGCCAAAAGCACCGCTTGGGCCCGTGCCAAGTAACGATCCCGATCCGCCTGTGGCATAGGGTCACCGCCCATATACTCTGCTGTCAGGCGCGCAAGCATCACATACAAGAATTCAATGATTTTGCTCTGGTCGGCAATCAGATCGTGCAGATCGCCAACCTCTCGGGTGACACGTTTGCGCAACCCCTGCTTCAACGCCGCCGCCATTTGGCTGCTTTTGATAAGGTCGGACACATCAGCATCTGGCTCTTCGCGCAGGTCGATTTCAGCGTGCTGTTCATGCGCAGCCTTGCCGATATACCAGTGTCGCCCGTCACGCTCCCCGATGTAGTTCAGGCTGCTATCGTCAGCCGCCTTGGGTCGAAGGCTTGTACCGTTCGGCCCTGTTGTATCAACATGCAATGCTGAGTAGATCATTGTTCACGCTCTCCCGCTGAATGCGCTCTATAAAGTATCGGTGCGAGGCCGTATGCTTCGCATTTGCCAGTATGCTGCGGACGCTGTCGATCTTCTCCGCGCGCAGCGCCTTTGAGAAATTGCTCATTGACCGGCGCCGGACAAACCGTGTTGATCGCCAAGTGCGAAAGCCAACAAAGTTGATGCCCTGCTTCACCTTGGCAATGCGCCACTTGGATAACTTCAGCTCCAGGTTATCCGCCAACCACTGCTCAAGGTGTGCTTTCAAATCACGCGCTTCAGCCAGCGTAAGACCAACCAATACGAAGTCATCAACATAGCGCAGGTATCGCTTAATCTTGAGGTGCCGCTTGATGTGGTGGTCCATCCGATCCAGATAGATCAGTCCAAACAATTGGCTCAGCAGATTGCCGATGAAGAGCCCGATACCACCCTCGCCAGAAAATTGCATCATCAAGTCAACCACCCGAGTGTCGCGCACCTTTCTAGCCACGCGCTCCCGCAGCAGGTCGTGATTGATTGAGTAGTAGAACTTGCGAATATCCAGCTGCAGGTAATACTCCTCCCCGTCGCACTGCCGCATAAACCGCTGCAGTTGATCCGCTGCCCTGTGCGTACCCTTGCCTATCCGGCAGCCGTAGTTGTCGTGGATAAAACCACGATCAAACACCGGATACACGGCACGGTAGATACTGTGCTGCACCACCGAGTCATAGAATGCCGGAGCGTCGATCACCCGAGGCTTTGGTTCTGTCACCATAAACTGCCGCGTCGGCCTTGGCCGATAGCTCCCATCCAGCAACGCCTGCCGGGTGGCAATCAGATTCGCGCCTAGATTGCGCTCGTAAAGCTCCACCGGGCCGCGGTTACGCTTGCCTTTACGTGCATCAAGAAACGCCTGATACAGCGCCTCTTCCGACGCAATGTGTTCAAGAGTGGGCATGCTATGTGATTCAGAGCAGAGGCCCGCAGAGTTCGCTT